CTTTACCCCGCACAAGCGGTTACGGACAGCAGGGACAGGCCAGTAGCCAAAGTAGCGGCAGTAGCTGGATGCAGAGCAGTAGCAACAGCGGGAGTTTCAGCAACGGCGGCACGAACGACAGTGTCAATAAAGAGATCGCGAGCATTGCAAACGCACTGAGTCAAGCCAACATGGGAGCACAGCAAAAATTCAACAAGAATTCTATGCTTATGCAGATGGGCTACAACACATTAGGAGCAATCCAGCAAGGCGTATACAATCATATCGAGCAACAGACGGCAATGAGATTCAACTCAGCCGAAGCGGCAAAGAACAGAGCTTGGCAAGAGCAGATGAGCAATTCTGCGTATCAAAGGGCTGTCGAGGACATGCGAAAAGCAGGAATCAATCCTATCTTGGCATACACTCAGGGCGGGGCAAGCACTCCGAGCGGAGCACAAGGAACAATCGGAAGCGCAAGCATGGGCATGGCATCCAGTAGCGCACTGGGCGCAACAGCATTACCGGGCATCAAACAAGACGGCAGTTGGAGCAGTCACAGTGAAGCATGGAGCCACGCCGAAAGCGCGGCAGAGAGCATACAGCAGGCTATCATGTCGAGTAGCACGAACCCTGTGAGACTCAGGGGCGACATGGAGCGCATTGCCGGAGCGGCAGTAGACGGAGCGATTAATCTGAAAGAAAAACTTGCGGCCCTACCTGTCCAAGACAAAGTAAGAAGGGAAGCCGCGGGAAATCTCGAAAGAGGCCGCAGGCAAACAATCGGCATGGGAACAACCGGAAATTATTGGAGGTAAAATGGGGTGTAACAAACCGTTAATCCGGTTTTATGTACCTCACGACAGGGAAGCGAGTGGGCGAGTATACTCACTCGCTTCTTTTAACGCGAGCCATAAGACCAACATGAAGTATGAAGACCTGATGTACCGCAAGGACGTAATGATGATTCCATGTGGACAATGCACAGGATGCAAGCTGCGCAAGCGCAAAGACTGGGCTACGCGGATGGAGCTGGAAGCATACAGCCACGACAAGGAAAGCATCTGGTTCATCACACTGACCTATGATGACGAACACGTACCAACACAGGACACAGAAACAGGGGAAATCTTCAAGGGAGGCGTGAACGTATGGAGAGACGCCTCAGAGCGTCCTAGAACAGTGCAAACTTTAAGCGTGGAGGATGTCCAACTATTCATGAAAAGGCTTAGAAAGGCCGTCAGAGAGCCTCTCAGATACTTCTTAGCCGGAGAGTATGGAGACAACACCTCAAGACCACACTATCACATGATACTATACGGGTGGTATCCAGACGACTTAAAGCCAATTCACAGGCTATCAAGGTTTGGACACTACACAAGCGACAAACTAGTCAAAGTCTGGGGACAAGGAACGGTTGACATAGCTCAAGCAACGCCAGAAACGTATAACTACGTAGCTGGATATGTGACCAAGAAGCTGTACGGAAACGACAAAGACAGGTACAAGAAAATGGGGCTCATACCGCCATTCTGTGTAATGAGCCGAAAGCCAGGACTCGGAGACGAATGGTTCCAAAAGAACCAAGAAAGGCTATGGCAACTTGGGTACATCCAGCTGACAAACGGCAAGAGAGCAGCCATTCCAGAATATTACTGGCGAAAGCTGGAAGCTGAAAATCCTGAAAAGGCGTGGAGAATCAAGCAGTATCGACAAGGAAAAGCCATTGCGTCCCTAATCGAAAGAAACATGGAAACTGACAAACGGTATGCCGAACAACTGGCCGATAAAGAAGCAGTCATGAAGAAGAAGATGTCCAAAGCAAAGGGCGTTTTTTAGCCCTGGTGTCACTCAGCCAAGTAACTATCAAGTATATATACTTGGCTGAGTATTTTTTTAGGTTTATCAGCGCGCGCACGCGCACGTAATCGCGCACATGCACGCACGATTTTTATTATATTATTATTTACTTGTTGTAGTCGTAGTAGTAGGGAGTGTTGAAATGTTGAATACTATGAATTTCTATCATTGAAACGATATTTTGTGACTAATTTTAATGTTGATAATTTTGTGGAAAACTTGTTGAATTGTTGAAAGTGTAGCAATATGCACAAAACCATTTGTGCAACTTTTTGTGGAAAACCTGTTGAAAGTGTTGAAAGTGTTGAAAACTCAATTAGAGGCAGTTCGGCAGCTGGCCGGAAAGTCACGTCATGCTCTTCGTACGGCGCACCGCGCCTAACGCATGACCTTTAAGACAAAGTTTTTCTAACTCTTTCTCAAAAAATCTTGACTTTTTTCCGAAAATATGATACAATTAAATCACAGAAAGGAACGGTGAAAACCATGTTACACAGCTACGAAATCCAAAGATTCGACAACGACGGGACAACACACATTGTCGATTGGTTTGTAGAAGAACCAAAAGTCGCAAAACAAAAGCTGAAAAGATACGCAGAGGAAAATCCTGGAATCTACTCGCTATACCAGGTTAAACGCGTAGCAAGCTGTTTCACAGTAAAGGAAAACTAACATGAATAGCTTATGGTTCGCAAGCGACAAAACGCTACTCTACATGGAGCACAGATACGAACATTGTAACGGGGATTGTGAGAGCTGCCCATGCAAAGTCGAAGGATACCATTGCAGATACGTCTACGAAGAAATCAAAAAAGAACTTGACAAACGAGAAATTGACAAAATCTCTCCAAAGTGATATAACATAAATAGTCAAACAGCGCAGAAGTGCATTTAACAAATTCCATTTTTACAAAAATAACTTTACGAAAGAGGTGAACTGCTCTGTCTTACCAAGAAATCAAAATGCTGTTTGAAAACATCCAAAAAATCCTTACCATGTTGGACAAAATCTACCATGCGGTAACAGGAAACGAGCCGGAGGCTTAACATGGAGAACAAACCGTGGAATGTAAGAGACCAGACCGACGAGAACCTTATGCGGGAGTTGACGAAAACCTACAAGGCAATCGACGCCGCATACAGTATGCTCAGAAAGGCCGCAACAATCGAAGACGCAAGATATTACGTTGACCTTGCATTTCGCAAGAAGGCGGCAGCAAACGACATTGAGGTCGAAATCCTCAGAAGGGAAATCAACCATGGGAAAGAGGAGTAGAGTCCGCAAATCCAAAGACGCAAAAATCTACAACAAGACCGCACGCAAGACCAAGGCAATTAACCTGGGAAGCGGGGCAATGCGAGGAGGTATCCGACTGTGAGCGCTGTATTAGCAAGCATGACTATGGCATTTCTCGCAGCGGGGTTTTACCTCGTCATTAACACAATCAACATTATCAAAGACTGGTTCAAGTAAGGAGAACAACATGAACGTATACGGAATTTTTGATAGCTGCGTGATGGGCTATATCACTATCCTTACCGAACGTGACGACAAGGTAGCCGAACGCAATTTCAAAATCGCGCTGACTGACGAACGAAACATAATGAGCAAAACTCCGAGCGACTATCGGCTAGTGCGACTGGCAAAGTTTGACGAGAAAACTGGACTGTTTGAGAACGAAAAGGAGAACATCTTCGATGGCGTATCGCTCAGTAAGTAACTTCAGGGAGACCGCAACAGAAAAGGCCACCGAAGCCGGAGAGACCGTGAGGCGCACATACCTCTGGGAACTCAACGAAAAAGGCGAAAAGGTGCTGACGCTTGACCAGGTCATCGACCAGCAGGCGGAAATCGACAGCTATCTGGAAGAGACCAAGCTAGAAAACATCATCCGACGGGCATCCATCGACCCTGACCTTGCGGCCAGACTGGTACCGGACATAGGCAATGGGCTCCAAGACGCAACCGAGATGCCAGAAAACCTGATGCAGCTTCAGAACATCATGCTGCGGGCCGAGCAAATCTGGGATGAAATCCCGAAGGAAATCAAGCTCAAATTTGACAATGACGTCGATAAATTCGTAGCAAGCTTCGGAACTATCGACTGGGCAAAAAATCTGGGCATTTATCAAGAAAAGCAGCCTGAAGAGCCTAAAAAGGAGGAAGCCACTGAATGAACAGAAACAAAGACGCAGGGTTTAATCAGGTTCCGAGGCTGGACATTACGCGAAGTCGCTTCAAACGGCGGCAGGACGTCAAGTTGACGATGAACGCGGGCCAGCTTATTCCGTTCTACGTGGATGAAGTGCTCCCGGGTGATACCTTCAGCATTGACCAGGCAGCAATTATCCGCATGACAACTCCTATCTTCCCGGTTATGGACAACTGCCATATGGATATATACTACTTCAATGTTCCCTGTCGTATCATCTGGGACCATTTCAAGCGGTTCATGGGCGAAAACGACACCGGACCGTGGGCACAGACTCAGGAATACACAATTCCGCAGGTCAAAGTGACCGGAACGGCAGAAAAACCGGCACCTTATGAGGGCAGCATCATGGACTACATGGGCATTCCTACCAAGGTGAGCAAAGGAGCTGATACTGCATTCAGCGTAAATGCATTACCATTCAGAGCCTACGCTATGATTTGGCAGGAGTGGTTCCGCGACCAGAACGTGGACAATCCGGCAATCAACAGCACCACAGACGCAACCGTAAACTATACGGATGATGAAGCAAAGGGCATGGACGCAAAAACGCCTAACCTTGAGTACATCCTTCAGAACGCATACACAGGCGGCAGACCGCTGCCGGTAAATAAGTACCACGACTACTTCACATCGGCTTTGCCTTCCCCTCAGAAAGCGGGAGAGCCGGTAAAAGTACCGACGACAGGGGTGGCACATCTCAATCTGTACGACCCGAACAACTGGCCGAATAAACTCGGATGGACTACCAATAGCTCGGAATACCACCTTATCACAAACATAAGCGTCCAAGCAGAAACCAAGGGAGAAAACGGCCTTTATTACGGAAGTGGAATTCTGGGGACGGCAGACGGAGCACCGGACGGAAACAGAGAAATAGAGATTGGAGCTGATATGACCACCGCAACAGCAACAACCATCAATCAGCTGAGACAGGCATTTCAGGTGCAGAAGTACTACGAGCAGTTAGCACGAGGCGGTAGCCGCTACCGCGAGATGATTTACAGTTTATTCCACACCAAGATTTCGGACAAGACTGTGCAGATTCCGGAATATCTGGGTGGTACGCGTATCACTATCAACATGAGTCAGGTCATCCAGACCAGCGGCACGACCGCAGAGAGTCCGCAGGGCAACACCGCAGCCGTGAGCGTTACACCGTACAACGGCAGTATGTTCACAAAGAGTTTCGAGGAGCACGGCTATGTTATCGGAGTGTGTTGCATCCGGCATGACCACACCTATCAGCAGGGACTCGAACGAATGTGGAGCCGAAAAACCAATCTGGACTTCTATTACCCGGTCTTCGCAAATCTGGGAGAGCAAGCAATTCTCAAAAAGGAGCTGTATCTCACTGGTACGAGCACTGATGAACAGGCATTCGGCTATCAAGAAGCATGGGCAGAATACCGAATGAAGCCAAACCGCATCAGCGGCAAGTTCCGTTCGAATGCAGCGGGAACCTTGGACAGCTGGCACTACGGCGACAACTACAAAGAGACTCCGAGCCTGAGCCAAGCATGGATGAAGGAAGGAGACTCCGAGATTCAGAGAACTCTGGCCGTGGACAACGAGCCGCAGTTTATCATGGACACCATCATAGACAATACATCTGTAAGACCGATGCCAATGTACAGCATTCCGGGTCTCGTAGACCATCACTAAGAAAGGGGGAAGCCCGGGGCAAAACCCCGGGCTATTTTATTATGGCATTAGCGGCATTAATACCATTCTTCAAATCACTAGCACTAAACGCAATACCTAGCATCGCAGGAGCGGCCGCAAGTAAATTATTCGGCACAAGCGGTTACGGACAGCAGGGACAGGCCAGTAGCCAAAGTAGCGGCAGTA